ACTACCATCTGCTGTAGTAAGACCCATTGTAAATTTATCAACTGATTCATCCCACATAAAGATGCTGTTATCAGAAGTACCTCTATTAATAAGCATACCTGAATCATTAACAGGACTTCCTGTAAGACCTGCATTGAGTTGGAATAGGTTATCTTCTATATCTAAATTTGTAGTATCAAGGCTGGTTAGAGAGCCGTTTACAGTCAAATTACCTGCTACTGTTAAGCTATCTGCAATTTGTACATCATCAGGTAGTGATAGTGTTACATCTGCAGACTCACTACCACTTCCTGATACAGTAATCTTATTAGCAGTTCCAGTAATGGTTTGAATGTAATTGCCTGTAGTGTCAGTTCCTAGTGTGACTGAATTAGCATCTACACTTGATGCTTGTATTCCAAGAGCATCAACAAAGGCTTTAGTTACTCTAGCATCTATAGCTGAATTTGCTCTTGTATCTGTATAGTATAAATTTGTGTTTTCAGTTAAGTCAGCAGTTGTCTTATTGCCAAACGCAGAATCAAATCTTGTTGTTGTGTAATATAAATTAGTTGTTCCTTCGCTTAAATCATCTGTATCTTTAGATGTAAAAGCAGAATCAAATCTAGCTGATGTGTAATATAAATTAGTGCCTTCTGCTAAATCAGAAGTAGACTTAGTTCCAAGTCTAGTATCAAAGTCTGTATTAGCTCTTCCTGATGTGTAATATAAATTAGTAGTTCCCTCTGAAACATCATCAGTATTTTTAGTGGCAAGTCTAGTATCAAAAGCAGAATTAACTCTTGCATCTGTATAGTAAAGATTAGAGCCTTCAGATAAGTCTCCAGTGTCTTTAGTAGCTAATCTAGTATCAAAATCTGAATTAACTCTAGCTGTTGTGTAATAAAGATTGCTACCTTCTGTTAAATCACCTGTATCTTTTGTAGCTAATCTTGTATCAAAATCTGTATTTGCTCTTGATGTTGTATAGTAAAGATTAGTATTTTCAACAACTATAGAAGTATCAAGTGTTGAAGTAACTGCTTGATTAGAGCCATTACCTATAAATATCTTGCCATCATCTAAGTTAGGAGTAGCATTACTTCTTCCAGCACCACCTACTTTTATTGAGCCAGCAGCAGCATGACTTCTTATAACTTTACCTATGTTCTGTATTTGACTTGATTCACCTGTTGGAGCTGTAGTTGTATAAGCACCTGGTGTTGTAGATACATAAAGTATTTGCCCTTCAGATACACCTGAAGTATCTAATTCTTCAATAGTACCAAAGGTAACCACTTGTAATTCAGCATTATCATTAGCATCAGATAAAGCCAGTCCAAAAGCAGGCATTTTAGAAGCATCATCAGCTTTAGCTTGAGCAACTGTTGGCACATCACCTGATACGCCTGATATATAAACTACATCACCTTTGCTTAAAGCACCATCTGCTTTAGCATTAAATCTTATACCACCTTCTAAATCACCAATAAATTCTTCACTTGCTGTAATAATATTAAAAGTAACATTATCAGTTGTAGCTACAGCTTGTCCTATAGCAACACTAGGAGTAGAACCTTCACCAGTTCCACCTGTTACTGTTACACCAGTTCCACCTGATAGTGATTCAACATAATCACCAGTTGTATCAGTTCCTAAAGTAATTGAGTTAATTTGCACAACTGTATCTATATCAACATTAGCACTACCATCAAAAGATACTGAACCTACTACATCACCTGATAAAGATATGGTTCTTGCTGTACTTAAAGTATCAGCAGAATCAGCATTACCTGTTAAATCGCCAGTGACATTACCAGTAACATTACCAGTTACATTACCAGTAACATCTCCTGTTAAGTCACCTGTAAATGTATTAGATGCAGTAATACTAACACCTGTAGTAATCCATGCATTATCAGCAGCGTTTCTGATCTTTAATACACTGCTAGATGTATCTACCCATAACTGATGAGCAAATGTAGTTGATGGTTCTGTTGAACCACTATTAACAGTTGCAATAGCTAAAAGGGCGTTGTTTAAATCTGCCCTAAAGTCTGCACCTGATTGGTTTGCTATGTTGTAATCGTGTTGTGCCATAATAAAATCCTATTTTATATATCTTAAATCATTCAGGGTTACTTGGAAATATAACATCAGCAATATTATTAGCTGACTGATATAAAGATGGTAAGTCTCTTAATTCCTGTCTATATGTTGCCCATTCTTGTTTCTTAGAATCAGATAAAGGACAGTCATTTAATTGAGTCCAGTCTGATTCTTTTAGTAATTCGTTTCTTTGTATTCTTATTGTTGGGAGAAAATCAACAACCTGCTCTACTGCTTCACCATCAATAATTTTATAATTATCAACATCATAAATACCCTCTATTATTGATTGTCCTTCTTGTAAAGGTATATCACTTAAAGCAACATTTGTTGCACCACTCTCTAATATTTCGCCTGTTGTGGTGTTGTATGTTGTGTATTCTATTATCGTATTCATTTTATTGTGTGTTATCTACAAATACATATAAAGACTGATATGTACTTCTTAGTTTTGTTATCCATCTTACTCTCCAATATACTTTATTAGCATTTACTCCTGAAGTTGGTAATCCTGAGATAGTTCCATTATAAGCAAACACATAAGTTCTAAAAGTACCTGCTGCCATAGTGACATTTTGTATACCACCTGCTGCTTGAGTATATGTAGAGCCACCATTAACACTGTATTCTAAAACACCATTTGTACAGTCACCATAAACACCAGTCCAAATTGCTTGATATGAAGCACCATCTCTAACATTATCTACTACACATGTAGTTAAATAATTTCCTGTTGTTGATGTTATTGTTGTAAAGTTTGTTGAACCTCTTTGAAAAGCACTAGCAAAACTTGATAAAGGAACTGCTGAACCTGTATGAGAAATAATATCAGCAGATACGTCTGCAAAATGTTTTACATTTAAAGTATCAACATTAATTCTAGCTGCATCTAATTGGTCTGCTGTTATCTTAGTTGCTGATATGCTTTGCACTTTGTCATTAGTAACAGCATTACTAGCTATTTGAGTTGTATCTACACCACCTGATTTAATAATTAAGTTACCACTACCATCAGTATCTAAAGTAACCCCATCAATTAATATCTTATCTGCTGATAGATTATTAATTCTTGCATTATCAATAAGAACAGTGCCACCACTTACAACAAAAGGACTTATGCTTGAACCAGCATCATTATCTATTTTAAAAGTATCAGCTAAAAAAGCTATTGTGCTAGTAGCACCAGTTCCTGAATCAGCATTGCTGTTTAAAACCATTTGTGCAACTTTTCCATTTGCATTTAGTTGTAATACATAAGATGCAGAAGCATTGTCATCTATATCTGTTATTGCTGATGCATTGGTTGTAACAGATGCTGTATTACCAGCAACCGTAGAAGTAAGACTTGTAATATCAGATGCTAAAGCTGTATCAGCATTTGCTCTAGTTGTAGCTTCGCTAGTTATAGCAGAAGTATTGCTATTAACTGTAGAAGTAAGACTTGTAATATCAGATGCTAAAGCTGTATCAGCATTTGCTCTAGTTGTAGCTTCAGAAGTAATAGCAGAGGTGTTTGAATTAACAGTAGAAGTAAGACTTGTAATATCAGATGCTAAAGCTGTATCAGCACTTGCTCTAGTTGTAGCTTCACTTGTTATTGCTGAGGTGTTTGAATTAACAGTAGAAGTAAGACTTGTAATGTCTGATGCTAAAGCAGTATCTGCATTTGCTCTTGTTGTAGCTTCAGAAGTAATATCTGCTGTATTGTCATCAACTGTAGAGGTCAAAGATGTTATATCAGAAGCAAGAGCAGTGTCAGCGTTAGCTCTTGTAGTAGCTTCAGAAGTAATAGCAGAGGTATTTCCACTGACTGTAGAAGTTAAGCTAGTTATATCTGCTGCTAAAGCTGTATCAGCGTTTGCTCTTGTAGTTTGTTCAGTGCTTATTGCTGATGTATTACTATTAACTGTAGATGTAAGACTGGTTATAGCACTAGCATTAGCTGAAGTATCAGTTGTAAGAGTAACTATATCTCCCTGAGCTGTAGCTATGTTTGTTGTGTTAGTAGATACAGTTGAGCTTAATGAGTTGTATAAAGTTACTAATGAAGAATCTCTAGCTTTTACCCAACCATTGTTAGATGCATTTCTAACATACATCTGATTATTATCATCAGTGTCTGCCCACAAATCTTGAGGTTGTAATGCAGAGCTATCAGTCCTTGTTGTTGGTGCTGATGTAGATTTTATTAATTGTGTTGAATTAGTACCACCAGCATTGATTGCAGATTGCACATCAGCACCAATTTTATCTAGTGTTACTGCATCATCTTGTATATCTGCTGTTGCTGTAGGAGCATCACCAATAGTAAAGGTTAAGGTAGCAGGTGATGATTCTGAGCCTAATGTATTAAGTGAGCTAACACTTGCAACATAGTTAGCATCAACAGGTAAAAAATTAAGATCACAATTCTCTACATCAACAATAGTGTTTTTTACTTGATTGCTAGAACTATCTACAACATTAACTCTATATTGATAATCAGGAAAATCTGTTGGTTCATCCCAAGATAGAAATGGTCTACCTGTAGAACTAGAATCAGTATCAGTAAATGATAATCCTGTTGGTGCTTTAACTGCATAAGCAGAAGGTAGGTTAGCTAATTCTTCTACTGGTTCTTGAGGTGGTACTTCCCATGTATAAACATCAAAGTATTCTATTAAGCTAACTGCAACTAATCCATCAGATTGTAATTCTAATGCTTCTACTCTACAAACCTTTCCTGCAAACCCTAAACCTGCATAAGTTAAATCTACTATATCTCCTACGTTGAGTTTATACATCTCAGGAGTTCCTAAGAACTGCATGGTGGTTTGATTTCTACTTCTAGTTAGAATTGCCTTACCCATGTTATAAGCTATATATGGGTCGCTTATATAAGGGAACTCAGCTTTTATTTCTAATATTTCATCACCATCATCTGAATAATATTCAGGGGTTGCATCATGTAAAACAGTAGCTGTATCTAATTCATATTTCTTATTAGCATTAAAGAACTCAACAATAACTTTATTAGCTTTTTTATCTTTATTACCATAATCAACTGATATACCAGCATCAGCAATAATGTGATTATCGTTGATACTAAATGTTGAAGACCCTGTATCTTCTATTGATAATTCATACTTACCATCTATATAAAGAAAAATACCACGCATATTTGCAAGAAGTTCTTTTGCATTATCCATAACATTTTTATTAGCATCTAAATAGCCATTACAATGAAATCTTTTAACTTTAACTAATGAACTACCTGTTTGTGAGGAATATGTAGAGCTTAGTGTGTCATTTATATAAACAATAAGTTCTTCATTTTCATCATAAAAATTATCTCTTCTTATCTCTGTAATTTCTTTTCCATCTATAACGCCATTACCATTTGTGTCATATATATCTATTAATTCTCCAACTTTATTTTGCCACCAGTCAGTTGTAGCACTTGCTCCACCAATAGTAATAAAGTTATCTCCAGCGTTACCTGACCAAGTAAGAGATTTTGCTGTTCCATTAAATTAGGGTTGATCAACTTCTGTATCACAAACATTAGCAGCAGCAGTAAATGTGCTCATGTTAATTTGTGATTGTGTTAATCCTTTACCATATTCATTATTGGTTATGTAATCTAAGAAAGTTAATGCAGGATTATCTGAATATTCATAAGTAGATACAGTTCCAAAGGTTTGATTTGTATCTCTAGGGTCAAATACCTTTTTTCCCCTTACTTGAACTGTTAGTTGTGGAACTCCTGACCATATACCTTCTTTGTCATAGCCATAATGAGCTGCTATATAACAAACGCCATCTAATCTATGTGCAGAAGTCCAGTTGGGCATTGAAGCAACGAGCATGGGGTCTGCTGTTTGTGTTGCAGCTCCATGATGTAAATTCATAACATATCTATATCTTTGTGTAGGACTTGAACCAAACTGACCAGCCCCAGCATCTATACCAGTTCCATTTTGTGAAACTGTATTTAAAGAATAATTACCTGAAGATATTTTATCTGAACCAATATAACCACCATCTCTGAATCTAGCTGAATCAGATAAAGGATTGCCATCTAACTCAATAGTTCTGCCAAGTATCTCATCACATTCTCCGATTGATAAAGCATAAACTACATATAAATCTCTTGAGTCATTAGCAGATACATCCATGTAAATGACCTGAGCACCTACTCTACGAGTTCCATATATAACAGGCAATTTTCCACCAGCAGCAGTTTTATTGCCTAAGATATCTTGACCTTTAGCCATCATCTGTCTAGCTTGCATAAATCCTTTAACACCTACAGCAAGCACTGCAAAAGTTCCAATTATTTTTATTGCTTTAAATACTTTTGTTGCCTTGACAGCAGAAACAAACCATTTGAGATTACCAATAAAACCAAGCATTACATACCCCACCTAACATCATCTTTTACCTGACTTGCAAACTCAAAACCTTTATCACCTGTACTAAAGTCTTGTTGAGATTCATCAGTAAAATGTCTGCCTTTTGTTAAATTCCAATTTGCCCAATGTGAAGCAACAGTCATTTTTAAAGTAGTATCTTCAATATTTTCTTGTATAGATACACTTCTAACTTTACCTGTAAAATAGTTTATAGCACCAACAACAGTCTCATTTTCATTAAAATATGCTAAATATATTTCTACTGTTTTATCAGTAAATGAGCCATCTTCGACCAATGCCCTTACCTGATTGGTGATATTAGAAAAAGCTATATTAACTTCATCTACTTGCAATTGTCCTGTTTCAGTTGTTGAATCAACAGTTAAAAAACTACCACCAGCTTCATAGGAATTAGAATTATAAGTAACATCTGAATACCAATCAGTTAATCTAATAGTAGATGATAAATTAAGCTCAACTAGAAAAGCTGTCTTAGTTGCTGTTGATGATACTTGAGTTTGTAGATCAGTAGATAAACTTCTTGGCATTAGGCTATAACCTCTCTAACATCAAATGAAATACTGTAAAAACCATTAGCACTTGTTGAATACATGATTTCATTGTTTTCTAAATAAACAGTAAAACTTGGTTTGTTTACAGTAACAGCTTC